GCCATTTGCCAAATAGCTTGTACGGAAACCTTAAGGGTAAGGGCGATCTGCTTTGCCGTACCCCAACCTTTAGGGACCTTTTCGATACCGGCGTCGGCGTATAGGAGATCGGCGTCGGCCAGGGATTTGGCTGGAGGGAGTACGCGGTAAATATACTCCCGGTAATGCATTGCGTCCCCCTTTCTGGTAATAAGCTGCCGTTCCAATAGGCCGCGGGCGGCCATAGAGGCGGCCCGGCTGCTCGTCGTATGGCGCCAACGGTGGCCGTAAAGCTTTTGCATTTCTTGGACGGTAATCCAACCCTTGGGGACCAGCGTATCCTGCTGGCCCTCGGGCCTGGTTGCCGCGGTTGTTAGGGCGGCGATTGCTTTGGACAATCGGATTACTTCTTTTTTGGGGTCCATACTTTAAGGTCCGTTTGCCATATCCATTTAGCGGGTTTGGAGCTGATTTTATGCACCAGCCAAACCTTATATTCGTTACCGTCGATCCACCCCGCCGCAAAGCCCGACCCCCACCGGCTGGTCCCTAGGCGCCCGGCGGCGTATGCCATCGCCTCCTTAACGCATAGGCAGCCCGCGGAAAACCCGGCGCCGCCACCGTATTTTTGGGTATTAACTTGCTCCAGGCGGTGGATATGGCCGCAGATTAAAGCGCCGCCCCGATCTGCGTAATGCTTTGCCTGCTCGTGTACCGCGTTAACGCCGTGGGCGTAACCGTGTACGAACGCCACCGGGCCGAGGCGGTAAACGCCTTTTTCGGCGTGGTAAGGGAGGATTGTCTTGGCGCCAGCTTGGCGGGCCGTCCGATTGATTGCGTCCTTAATGTCCTGGCAATAGTCCCGGTAAATTGCGGACCCCGACGTTGCGATCATATGGTCTAACCTATGCTCGTGGTTACCCCAAAGGTAAACCGAACCAGGGCGCAGGAATCGGCGCAGGAAATCCATACCGGCCTCGATATCGGCCTTAAGGGATTCCGCGGATTCGGCGTCGGCAGCTCCAACGCCTCGGCGCAGGGATCGGAAATCGAACACGTCCCCCAGGCATACGCGGACGTCCCCAGGGCGTAAGTAATCGTCGCAAAAGGCGTAAAGCGCCTCCAGGGCCTCCGGGTCCGCGTGGTCGCCGTGTACGTCCCCAGCTGCGACGAATCTAATGGGTTTGCTCATTTTCGGGTTGGAAAAGGGTGTAAAAACGGTTGCCGGAAGCTTTTTTAATTACGGAATGCTCCCGGAATGGTATACCATAGCTTTCGACCCTTTGTATCGTCCAACCGAACATTTCTGCCGTGTCTTTAAGGCCGATACCCAGGCGATGCGCCTCCTGGAGTAACGCCAGATCGGAATAAGGGATTGTTTGGTCCCGGTTACAAACGTGCCTTGCTGCGCCGGTGCCATCGTCGTTATGGGAACACGCGGCCAGAAACCTGGCACGTTCGACGCCTAGGCCCAAAAGGCGGCGCTTTTCCTCGAAATCGACCTTTTTGATCTCCTGGAGGAGGCATACCATTTCCTCGTTAAAGGCCGAGGCGGGCGGCAAGCTGTTTTCCCTCGGCATAAATTTTGTGGGCCGAATCCTGGCGAAATGCGTATTGGAAATCTGGCGGGACGTCCCGGATAATTTGGCCGATTGATAGGCCCTCCTCCTCGTTTGCCGCGGTTACCCCTGCGGTTTCGATCATTACTTTAACAATTCGCCAGCCAATCCCCCCCAAACGGGCCTCCGGGACCCGCAGCTCGTTAATATACCGCCAATCCGAGGCGATAACCAAGGGCGGTTTTTTCCCTGGGCCTGTTTGGACCTCAAATTGCATACAAGCGTTAACGAATAGATCGGCGAATACGGACGGGTTAATGGACCTGGCGCCAGCGCCCAGGGCGACGAGCATATCCCGATGCCGGATTTTAAAGGATTCGTTTTTAAAATCGTTAAGGGTCGAATGGAGGCCGATATCGGCAAGAAAGTTATTACCCGCGTCCTTTAGGGAATCGGCAAATGATCGGCGCAGGATTTTAGAGGCCCCGGAGGAACCCATTACGATACCGTCGGCCAGGGTGTCTTTCCCGGCCCTAGCGTACCCGGTAATTAGGATAAGGGTCGGTTTGTCCATTAGAAGGGCGGCGCCTCCTGGGACGGAGGAGGGGTAAGGGGTTTCTGCGAACCGCGGCTAAAAGTAAGCTTATACTTATGGTATTGGCCGTTCGGGGTAACCTCAACGCCGATCTCGGCGTACTTGCCGGTTGCGGGCTTAAGGTATTCGATAAGGTCGGCTGCGGTAGCGTTGGTCGGGAGGAAATCCTTTTCCTCCATAAACTTGCCGGACAGCTTACCAACCAGGATACCCAGGGCCTTGGGGTACTTGGTTCCGTAGATCGTGGAGAGGCAAGCGCCGTCGGCAGCTTTAAAAAACAGCTTGGTCCAGATTGTACCGTCGTCGTTATTTCGTACCTGGTCGAATTTCGGCAGGGACATTTTGAGGCGGTAGACGCCGGATTCGGTAATATTGCGGAGGGGGGGTAGGTCGGATTGAGGTTCCATATTGTATTAGTGGGAAAGGTATTTGATGGCGGCGGCGGTTAAGATTACGCGGTAAGTAAGGGTATAAATAATCCCGATACACCCGCCCAATACTTCCGGCAGCTTGTCCGGCATATTAGGCGAAATTAATGGGGGTTGCGGCCTTGGTTGGTTCGGCGCCGATATCGATAACCTGGGGATCGGTTGGGTAACCGGGCCAGGAATCGAACGTAATCCCGGCCTCGTAAAGCTTTACGGCCTTTTCAAAATCGGCAACCGCGTAGGACGAGAGGTTTGGACCGATCTCGTATATCGCCGTTGCCCAAGGGGCCTCCTTTTCGATAAATATTAGCCGGAAACCCCTAGGGCGCTTGCCGGTGGCCAGCTCGTAAACCAGGCGGTAAAAATGCCCCTGGAGGTTATATTTATAGGATTTAATCGCCCCCAAGGCCCCGGTAAAGGTAGGCGCCGCGGATTCGCACGTTTTTAGATCGTATAAATAATCGTCGTCCCCCACCGCGTCGATTGCGGATTTGAGATTTACCCCGCAATATTCGACGGAATACATCGTTTCGGTTTCAACCAGGGTAACGCCTAGCTTTTGGAGGGCCTTATTGGCAGCCAAGGCGACATTGGCAACGAGGCCGTATTCGTCCGGGGATAGGACGATCTTATCGCCCGCGGCGGCCATAAGCGCCTCGTATGCTTCTTTTCCGGCCTTGGTCCGTTTGTCCACGTCGAGGCCGCAAAGGTAACGTCGGGGGAATGCCTCGGGTTCCAGGGCGGCACAATGGACCGCGGAACCGATACGGAGGGCCTTGGTTTCCTCCCTGGGGGTGTCCAGGTATTGGCGGGCGTGGAGAGGCGAAATCAATAACTGTTTCGCCAGGCTGTAATTAAGAGCTGGAACGGCGTCGTAAGCTTTGCGGGTTGGGATTTTAGGCATAGGATTTAGGGGAAAGGGGGAGGGTTGTGATCGGGGAGGACATACCCCTGGGCGCCTTACGGTTGGCCCCAACCCAAGGGTTAAGGGGATTGGAGGTCGGTATCCGGGGGGGATTCCTCGGTCGCAGATTCGATTGCGTCCAGGCGCCCGGTTAGGGTTTCCATAAGGCCCTCGATTCGGCAAAGGGTACCGCGGAGGACGCGGATCGAGGCGTAAATGCGACGGGCGCGGGCGGCCAGGGGTTCGATATCGTAATCGGATTTAATCTTATCGGGGTCGAGGGCCGCAAGGTCCCGTTGCGCTGCCTGGATATCGTTAAGCAAATGCCGGGTATCGTCGCCAACGATCTCAGTATCGCATTCGTATTCCAGGGAACCGAGGTCCTCTTTAATGCCGGATAAATGCCGACGGATTGAATCCTTATTGGTCATATTGTGCGGTAGATAAGGGTTAGGGCCTTACTTCAGTTAGGACAAAATCTAAATTACGGATAAAATAACGGACGTCGGAACGGGTAAGGGCCGGGAGGTTAACCTTGCGCCAGCGGGCTAGGGCCAGCTCGAAATCCTTTTTATCCCGTTCCGCGATCTCGCAATATGGGATTTGGTCTAGGTATAGGAAAAGGGCGAATGGCTGCGGGACCTGGGCGGCCCGTTTAACGATGCCGGAGGGCGGCAGCAGCTGAAACGCTTTCGGTTTCATATCAAACGGCGTTCGGGTTGATACGGTAATACCGGCGGCCCTTCTTGGCCCAAAATTCGACGTTGCGCCCATTTACCCGGACCTCTTTCCGTTTCCATTTCCAAAACTCCGCGGCGTAGGAATCCCGATCCCAAACAACGAATTCGGGGTTTTCAACCCGGCCGTCGATCACTAGGAACAAGGCAAACGATTCCCTGGGCATTTTGGCGGCCATATGCGCCATAAGGGCGGGCGGGTTAGCTTCTCGATCTGGCATAAGTTATTTAAGGTTGTCGCGGGCCTCGGTCCATTCCTGGACGGCGTCGTTACGTTCCTCCGGGGAAACGGCGCCCTTGTGCCGGAGGCAGTACCAAAGGCCGTCCCCGGCTTCCCGGAGGGCCTCGATACGGTGGACCAGGCGCTCGTAAAGGGCGGCAGGGACGGAGGTAACAAACGACGAGGCCCGGAGGCGTTCGACCTCGGCCTTAAGGCGGGCGTTTTCGTTGTGCGGAGATTGGGCGGGGTTAACCTCCGCAAATTGGCGGAGCTTATCGACCTCGGCCTTAAGGCGGGCGTTTTCGGCCTGTAATTCCTCGGCGCTCATACGCGGCCACCGTTCCTCCAGGCGTTCGTCGGCCGGTTTGTTGCGGGCTTAAGGGGGAGGCCACAACGTCGGGCGGCGTGGTATACCGAATTCGTTTGAACGCCCATCGCCTGGGCGGCCTTGCGGGCGATAATGTTTTGCTCGTACGCCATATAGGCGGCGGCCTTGGCGGCACCGTGGGGGGCGCGGTTACTCATTTAATAGCTTTGGTAAATTGGTCCTTATTGGCCAAGATCATTTCGACCTTATCCTTTGGCAGCTCGGCAAGGTCCTGGGCCGAATCCGGCAACCATTTCTTGGCAACCAGGTAAACGTGCGCCCGTTCGGCCTCAACCGCGGTAAGGAAAGAATACCAGGGGGCAGCCGGGGCGGTGGCCTTGGACGGTTTAGACGCGGACGCCCCATCGTCGTCGAGATCGGTACTAATCAAACAGGCCGTTTGTATGCTTTGGCGCCGGACATAGGTTAGCCCGCTGCCGATCTGTTGCGGGGTAAGCCCGTCGGCCTTAAACATAAGCTTACCGGCGTCGAACGTCTCGCCCGACGTATGCAGAAAGGAGGTATGGACGCCAACGCGGCCCTCCTCAGATACTAGGACCTGGCGCAAGGCGAACCCGTGGCCGTGTAGGATCGGTTTGATTGCGTCCAAAAGGACGTCGAGGGAAACGTACCGGGCGGTAAAATTGGCCTTAACCGTCTTATTGGCGGCGACGTTTTCGAGATCGGCGAGGGCGTTGACCAGGGCGGCGGGGGCGCTGGAGGCGGGCGTGGGGGTATCGGTAGGCATAGGTTTTGGTTTCATACGTTAGGGAAAAGGTAAGGGTTACGGGCTGGGCGTCCGGCGGCCAGGTCGGCCTCGGCGGCAATACAAATTTGCTCGGAAAGCTGGTGGGGTACAACGGCCCGCTGCTCGGCGCTATGCTTACCCTGGATACCCGTTGAGGAACCGCGGGGGGCGGCCTCGTGGCAAGGGGCGCCGCGTTGGCACATTTCCCGGAGGACCAGGGAAGGGGGGAACCCGCCCCATAGGTCGGTTGGTTTTTGCCAGCGCATACCGTACTGACAATAGGTTACCGTCCGGCGGTCGAATTGCTGCATAACGGGCATTTTACGCATTTTGGCCCGCGGGTTTTCGATAATGAAGTACGACGGGCGCAGCCATTGGATTAACCAAACGGTACGTTCCAGGATTTGGAGGCCGA